ATATTTTTTTAGTATATTCTTCTCGTTCTTTATTAGGTACTAATACTTTAAAAGTTTTGCCTGATTTTTCAACAAAATCATCATCTTTAAACCCAAATTTATCTTTTAAAATATTAATTCCTTCTGCTGAATCTGAAGACGCTACTTCATTTACATTTATATCTAACTCAGCTAATATTTCGTATAATAAAGCCTTATCTTCAAGATTAGTCATATCTGGATATCCTTTAGGGAAACGATACGAATAATATTCTAAAAATCTAGTTATAACATTCATTATGCTTCAGCAGGTGTTTCTTCAGCTGGAGCTTCCTCTGCTGGAGTTAGATTCTGAGATGAAGTAGCAGCGCCCTTTTCAGGGTTGATAGGACCAGTAATTAATAATTCTTGAATAGCTTTAATAGCACGTTCTTCAGCACTTATAGAAGTTAAATCATAATTAGTACCTGCTACTCTAGCTATAAAATCACCACCATTCCAAATTAAAATAAAATCGTTAAAGTTTTTTAAGATTACTTTAAATGTAGTTGGACGTGGAGCAATCCATTCTATATTTTCTACAAATAAAGTAAATTCAGTAGACATCAACTCAGTTAAAGTTTCCTGTAGTTTAGGAAATTTATACAACATCTCAGAATATTTCAAAGACATTGGAGTAGCATTGTCTGGTTTATCTGCCCGAGAAGCAACTTCACGAGCAGCAGCTCTTACTTTATCTGCTAATTCTTTTTTAGTCATTATACTTGTGGTATTTCTACTTCGACAGGATTTGCTTCAAGCATTTGCGCATCGTCTCCTGCTTTATCGTCTTTTTCAGCTGACTTTTTACCTTTCTTTTTATCTTTTTTATCAGCGTCTTTACCTCCTGACATTCGTTCCTCAAGTTCCAACTTAGCACCTTCATATTCTTCTATTGATTTAGTCATTTCTTCTTTTACTTTACCATATAACTTTTCACCAATATAGTGTTGTAAGTTAATTCTTTCAAGTAATTCTGAAATTTTATTTGCTTTATTTAATTCTTCACCAACACGAGCAATTTTTGCTTCGTTTGCTGCAATATCACCAGCTTCATCAATTTGAGCAATACGATGAGAAACTGCTTCCGCGATCATTTTTTTAACCATTAATCGCAATTTTTCGTTCTGAGTCATTATTTTTTAAGTTTAATTTTCCAAGCTAAGTTAATTCCTATATATTTGTTTAGATTAGGATCAACATATACATTCAGACCATAAATATTGTCTTTTTTCGTTTTCAGTGATATATTAGGACCAGCTAATACTAATGAGTTACCAACAACACCACTCACACCAACATATACTTGGTTTTTAGGTAATTCTTTTACTATTTTAGTGTCGGTTATAGTACGTTCTCTAACTTGAGCATTCCATTTACGACCAATAATTTTATTCATAGATATAGTATCAGTTAATTCAATAGTACCTAAATTATCATCTAATACTAATTTATCTTTATATAATACTTTTTTATGGTAATCTTCGACTATACGAATAGTATCTCCTTTTAAATAAACAGGTACTTCAACTCGTTTTTCTTTTTCAACTATAGTTTCATGGTATATATCTGAACCTTTTAAATATTTTGTTTTAAATTTATCAACAAATACAGTGTCTATTTTTTGAGATAATAGCTCATATTTTTTACCATCAACTTTAATTATTGGTTTATCGCTATCACTATTAGAAGTACATTGTTGTATTACAATTACTCCAATTAATACTAATATTATAATTAAGAAAAAGTTTTGTTTCGTTATCATATAACTAATATTTATAAATTTTTAGTCGTAACTTACCATTTCCTTTAATTAAACGATGGTATTTGTGTTTGGGTATAAATATTGGTTGAGCAAATGTAATTGGTAATTCGTCTTCTAATTGTATTTTCCAATCAGTTTCACCTTGAAGATATAATGTTCTATGTTCATCATCACGATGCCAAAGAAGTTCGATGGGATCTATATTCTCATCGAACTCTCTTATTACATATTCTTCGGTATTTTCTAAATCAGTATATGGTCTACCAGTATCCACTAAATGTTGTTTTAAAACCTAATAATTTAGCATATCGAGGTAAACGACATGACCAATAAGATGCTTTTGTTCTATCTTTTTTATTTTTACAATCATGACGAGCAGCAAATGCACGACGAGCTTGTGGGTTATTCAATTTAGCTCTTAAACCTGTTGTATCACCAAATGATACTTTTTTAATACCTCCACCTGGTTTACGAACATATACATAGAATTTTTTAGAACCACCACGTTTTGGTTTTCCAATAGGTGGAGTTTTCTTTTTATCTACTTCAGCTACTAATTCTTCTTCAGTTAAAATATAATCAAGTGGAAATTCAATACCTTTATACGTAAACATTTCCCCAATATTTGATTCTAATATCTCAATATCATCTTCAGTTACTGAAAGTAATCCTTCATTATATAATTTTCTAGCTTCATTGAACAATTCAAAATATTGCTTAGATAAGGGTCGATAAATATTATGAATTAATTGTAATCCTTCAGCTATATGATGTTTTAATCCTTCAGATAATACAGGAACATTTTGTCCTTCTTTTAAAATTAATTTAGGACCATTACATCCACAATCTTCTTCTAAACGTACTTTAGCTTTTGGTGTATTTGGAACTACACGATCGCCTTTACGATCAGCAGCTGCTTTTTTACGAGCAGTAGCAGCACGTTCTGCTTTAGTTAATGAATTCGCTTTAGCACGAGGTAAACAACGGGTAGTTGCTTGTCCTTTTTTCATTGTACCACAAGGACCAGTTATATTACCTTGAGTATCAATACGAACCCAATCTTCTTTTTTAAACCAATCACGAAGTGACTCAGATATATCATTTACATCTTGGTAAGCGTACTTATTTAAAGGTTCAATAGTAGCTAAAATAACTTGTGGATTTACACCTTTAGCTCTAGCAACCATTAAACGAGTATTACCACCTACTAAATAAAATTTATTTGGAGAATATTGCAATATTAACGCGGGAGGAGTTTTTTCAGCAGACAATATGCTTTGAATATCTTTACCGTAATATTGCGCTAATTCTACCGCTTCTTCTTCAGAATTTACATCATATGAGTCAGTATTTTCTAAACGTGACCACATATCATCATTTAAAGTAACTTCTTTACCATTAACGAAAGAATCATATACTACATCATAAGGTAAACCTAAATCTTCTGCTGTACGTTCTATTTCTTCAGATTCTGCTTTAATAATAGGTTCCCAAGTTAATGGATTAATATCTTCTTCCATTAATCCTTTACATACTTTAACAGCACGACCTGATAAATAAGCAGATGGTACTTCACCTGCTGCTATACGGCGATTGTAATAAGCTTTGCCTTTAGGACAAAGCTTTTTTTCCATTATAGTAGTACGAATTATATTTTTTAATTCAGATAACTTCATTTTTCTTCTTGTTTTGGTAAAAACCAGTTAGAACACCATTTAGAAGGATCTTTTATCTGATTTCCATCATTATCAATTAATTCAGAAGTACCCATATATTCTTGATAATCTGTGCTTGCACACATATGTTTATCATCTTGTTTATAGTAGAATTTACATACGTGGCACCCAAATCCTACTGGTGAGTACATATATGGAGGTGATACCTCGGATACTTCACTTAATATATTAACTAATTTAATCATTATTCCGATTGATTAGAACGATCTATTTGAGCTATCATTTCTTCGCCATCTAAATAATCAAAAGCACTTTGTAAATAACTTTTAGCTTTAATTATTTTTTCTTGCCACCATTGTGGAAAATCTACTTCACCACCCATTTTATCGTAAGCATCTACTTTTTTGTATAACATAGCTGCCATTTTAGCAGCTCTAGCTAGATCATTTTTAAGCATTCCTGGCTCATCGTCTTGATGACCTATATCTAAATCTTCATTAGACATTGCTTTTTTAATAGCTTTATCACGAGAACCCATATATTCATCTTGTGAAGATTCTATTTTACCATCTCCATCATAATCTTTTTTAGCTTTTTTTAATTCCAAAGCAATAAGTTCTCTAAGTTCAGAAGCTTTCATTTTCCGTTACGTTTAATTTTATAGTATATTTGCACTCCTAACCATCCAATAGATAGGATATAAAATAGGCCAGTAAGTACAGGATTTAGCATTTGAAAAAAGCTGTTGAATAAAGCAATACACGTTGTTGCTACCCCAGCAGCATTTAACTCAGTTGAGTCATTCATCTCATTTAAAATTTTTAAGATCATTATACTTATAAATATTAAGAGTTTAATTTAACCCTAGCTTCTTCTAAATCTTTCGTTACTTGTTTACGGATTTTTTGTTTATCTAATGCTTTTACATGCCAATCTTCAATATCACCTTGTTCAGTAACAAAACTAGTAGCATCAAAACTATTTAAAAAATCTTCAAATCCATTTTCAAATTCATCTAACATAAAGTTAGCATTGTTTTTAACAATATTTTTTTCGTATTCTTCGTATTTTCCTTCTAATTTTAATTTAGTTTCCATTTCAATGACGCAATCTAAACACATACTATGAATACGAAACATTTTTTTATCATGTTGTCCTTTCATAGGTTTAGAACAATTAGGACAAAGAATAGGAGTATAAGAGTATGTTTTAGCGCGTTCTAATTTAGATACACTAATTTTTATTCCATTTTTTACAGTCCATGATTTACCATTTTCTTCCCATACTTCTCCCTCTTTTCGCTCAATATGTCTACGAGAATATCCTACTTGAGTTTGTGTAGCATCATTATAATTACCTGATACTAGATTACGAATTCGTTTTATATCTTTTTCAGCGAATTCTTTTTGTAACAATGTTTCTTTTGCCATTTTATAACCCTAATTTTTCTAACTGTTTTATTGTTGATGCTGTTGAAGTATGGCGAATACCAATTCCTCCAGCATCTATCCATTGTTGGATATTATCTTTTCTATCGTCAATTAATATAGCATTTGGTTCTGCTAGATCCTTTTTGTCTTTTGCTTGTTTGAATATAATTGGAGTACCCGGTATTTGTTTATCAACCCATTCTTTTTTTCCTATTTCAGATGATATTTCACGTGAAGGAGCAGTTAATAATTTAGGATTATGTTGTTTAATATAATCCCACAATTGTTTTCCATCAGACATCCAATCCAAATCAGCCCAAAATTTAGCACCTGCTTTAGTAATTGCTCCCCAAAAATCCTCTTTATTATATGTTGAATTGACACCTGGTGTTTTTTTACCAGTTAAATCATTATACCCACGTTCAAAATCAACTAATACACCATCCATATCACAATATAATTTATATTGTTGTTGTGCTTCGTTTAATTCAGAAGATTGATTATTAAATGATTTTACTTTAGATATAAGTTCAGGTTCAGATAAAACAGAATCTTTAATTTTTTTATCTATAGTGATAAATTCACGTTCTAATTGAGATACTAATTGTTTAAATAGTTCTCTTGATTTTTCTGTCGCTTTATCTTTTTTAGCTTGTTCTTCAGGTGATAAAGGTGCATCCTGAGTTTTACGGAAAGTAGATACAAATTGTTCTGGATTCTGAGATGTTAGTTCTTCTAACCATTCATATAATTTTCCTTGTTGAACGGCCTGATTAAATTCTTCTATTTCTTTTTTATACTCATCATCTGGTGCTTGATATAATACAAAATTATCACCTAATTTATTTTTATAAGCATCAATATTACCGTATACATTATTCCATGTTGATATAACACCTATTTTAGGTACTTTACGCTCACGTTTAAAATTTCTTAAAAATGATACAATAGGATGAGCATACACCATAATCATTAATGTATCGTAATTAGAAGCAGCATTTAATAATCCTGGAGTTTCTTTACGTTTATATGTTCCCCCAAGTAATTTAGCAGCATTAGATGCTGTTGTATCCCAAATAAATGATTTACCTGATGAAAGAGCATTAGGTACATCAACATCATCTACTTGAGCAGAAGCTGCTGATAAATTATTAAACATTGGGCTTGATTTGTCCTCAATGTATTTATCAGGATTAATTATTTCAAAACCAGGTGATAATCCTTTAATTTTATCTATTAAAGTAGATTTACCAACTCCAGCACCTCCAGCTAAAATTATCATTTTATTTTGAGGTGAAACAATTTCTTTTAATAAATCAAATAATTTTATCATTTTACTACAAACATTTCAGGTCGCATTTGAGCGAAGTTTCTCATCATTATAGCGGCAGCAGCATTAGCTTCATTTTCATGAGCATGACCTGTTTTGCCTGATTCAGGTGTTAATCTATTTTGTATATCTTGCTTGTAATGAACTAATTCATGTGCTAATGTTCTGAAAACATCAGCTTGATGGCGATTAGCTACACTTAATTCTATACTTTTATTATTTGGATCATACCCACCAAATGAACGTCTTGATTCTGCTGTTGTAGGATCATATGACATTTTTAATGGAGGTAATGATTTTAATTTTAAATATTCTCTACAATACCCAATAAATTCTTTTAATAGTGGGAATTTATTTTCGTGTAATGATGATTCATGGATAGGTTCTTCATTGTTATTATAAACACTACCATAAGCATCAAAAAATTGTTTTGTTGAAATACCAGCAGGTAAAAAATTAGCTACTTGTTTTACATTACGAGCTTGAATAGCATCTCTAAAGTCAGTAGCTGATATATTTTCAAAATTACCAGCATCAAATACTTCAACTTTAGGATTATCAGCTAATGAGGCAAAACGAGAACTTTCTTCTTTACCAAATGCAACTACAAAATCTTGATCTGGGTTATTTTTAATTGAAGATAATGTATAATATACAGGAGAACCTTCAGATGGTATAACTTTAACTTTAGGACCTAATAAATTAACATATAATTCCCAAACTTTTAATGCTTGATCTAATGACACTCCACCACGATCTTTAGGTGAAACAGCAATAACCACCTCAGAAATATCATCTCTATCAACTAATTTTTTAACTACTTGGAAATGACCTTTATGAGGTGGTTTAAACGCGCCTGGGTAAATTACTATTTTCATTAATTAATATACAGTATAATATACTTATAAATATTAATTTTCTGCATTCAATTTAACTGATGTAGGTAAGGTTTCAGTATATGGAGAAGCATTTGGATTTTCAAGTTTATATATGTCTTGTATTTTAGTAAACATAGTAAAATTCTTTTCTATATCATCTACAATTTTAACTTGCCATCCTTTACCTTGCATTGAGCCTTCTTTACCTTCTCTATGTGTTTTAGCTTTTAACCAAATAATACCAGTACGTGTAACATGTTCAGTATGAGTTTCATTCCAAGCCTGCGCGTAAGCCGCGAGTTGTAAATCATATGATGTATGTAGTGAATTTGAAGTTTTAATGTCTAATAACCACAGTTCCCCGTTGATTCTTACAATTAAATCCGCCGTACCGGCATACTCATATTGATCAGAAAATAGATGATATTCTTTTGATACTAATTCTGGTTTTACTTGATTCCAGAAATCAGCAAATCGTAAAATCATTTTCCAAACATCTAATTGATATCTAGCTGTTCCATATTGATCAATCCATGTAATTTCTTTTCCACCTAAAAAATCTTCAATAGCATCATGTACTTGTGTTCCTTCATTAGCTGCTTTACGCATAATAATTTCACTATTATGACCAACATCTTTTAACCATGAATGAAAAAAATTGTTTTTAGGAAAATAATTTAATATCGAAGTAACAGATGGGTAATACTTATTACTACGTCTATAAAAACGACTATCTAAAATATTTATTTGTTTAGAATCTGTTGTGTGTTCAACAATCCTTTTAATATTTGGATCATTAATTACATTCGAATTTTGTTCAATCATGAGATTTTTAGTTTTATACCCATTATTTTTTCAAAGGTTAGTGGATATGTGTTTTCAATTATATTTAAGAAATTCTTAAATCCGATTTCATTAGCATCTTTGCCATCCATTTCAACTAAGTAAACTTCTTTACCATAATTCATTAATGTTTGACAATGCTGTAGCGCTTCACGTTGAGCGTCTTTATCTAAAGCAACATATACTTTTTCAGTATCCGATAATACTAATTTTTTCATTAGCGCTTCAGATAATGTTTTACCAAATAAAGGTATAACATTACGTTGTATTGTTAATGCATCAAATATACCTTCAACAAGTATAATTGGAGCTTCCCAATTTATAAAATATTCTAATCCTATTATATTTTTATTTTTAACTGATGGATTTTTATATTTGCGTGATGAATCCAGTTCAAATGAACGGGCCATAAAATAATTTAATTGACCATCAGCATCATATGAAGGGATAATAATTCGATCAGCATATTCACCTTCTAAACAAAATCCTATATTATATTTTAATATTTGAGATTTATTAACACCTCTATTTTTTAAAAAAGTAACTGCGTGTTTTGCTTTAATTTGACCTAATTTATCTAATTTATCAACATCTTTAAAAGCAATAAACTCTTTAGGTATTTGGATTTGTTCATATTTTACTTCTGATTGTTTGTTTGGGATAATAATAGAATCTAATTGTTCTAATTTAGAACCATTTATTTTTAAGGCTTTAAACAACGATCTAATTGTTTTACCTTTAGTATTACAAACCCAACAATGCCAAGGATTTTCCTTTTTTTCATTGGTAAGTGTATTAATTTCTAACTTAGGTTTATGGTGATTACAGAACGGGCAATGAAATGAGTGATTGCCTCTAGATGTAGGTTTAGATTTACCTAACACATTTTCCAATAAGTTTATCAAAACTAGGTTTTCCATAACAATAAATGTAGTTAGGAAATTTATTATATCAAATCCTTACGATAAAATTTACCTAATATATTATCATTTATATAACGATCATCTTCTAAAACATTATATTGAAACAAATATTTTGTTTCCCAATATGTTAACTGTTTACTAGTTTTACATAGTTTTAAAACATGACGTAACATTTCTTCTTTAGGTAATGATTTGATTTCAGTTGATGAACCGTAGTATGTTTTCCAATCACTTTCTTTCACTACTTGTTTTTTAGTAGGTCTTTTACCTCTAGTAATAGGGATTTCAAGTAATTCTTTTTTACCTAATTTTTTATTTGTAGTATGGAAAAAAATTTTTTTACCAATATATTGACGTCCAGTAGGTATATGACTTGTTACATAAATATAACCTACATATTCATTGATATTAAAATTGGGATCATTAATTAAATCCTCCACTTTAGTAGTAGAGCCTATTACTTGCATCATAACTTTTATTTTATTTTAAGTATCGTAACGTACTAAGAATGTCATGTCTGTTTCTGTTGATATAGGAACAGGTTGGCCAAATTTAGCAACCATTAATAATTCATTATTGTCGTTGTAAAAACCAATTGTTGTTGCGTATGGATGGAAATCAGATCCAGTAGCAAAGTTCTTTACTTCAGAGTAGGCGTTTGAGCCAGTCTGAAGTAAAGATTTATTATATGTTAAATTAAATTCATTTTCTTTAATCTTAGCAGTGATATAGTTTTCATACACTGTGTGTTGATTAGTAAAGGATAATTTAAAATTGTCTTTATGTATTACGGGCATATGTTATAAATATATTAACCACAAGTTGTTCCTTGAGATAAATCACCTGATATAAGATACTGAGCACAAATACTGTCACCAAATGCTAAATTAGTAGATGTTGTGGATCCGACACATGATACATATTCTACAAATATATCAGGGGAATAATCGCTGTTAGTGTAAGTATAGCATGTTGGTGTAACTGGAGAAGGAGTTGGAGATGTTGTTGGAGCAGGTGTTGGATTAGGAGTTGGTTCTGTTGTTGGAGCAGGTGTTGGATTAGGAGTTGGTTCTGTAGTTGGAGCTGTGGTTGGAGCCGGAGTTGGGTTAGGTGTTGGGGTTGTTGTTGGAGCTGTTGTTGGAGCCGGAGTTGGGTTAGGTGTTGGAGTTGTTGTTGGAGCTGGAGTTGGGTTAGGTGTTGGAGTTGTTGTTGGAGCTGGAGTTGGGTTAGGTGTTGGAGTTGTTGTTGGAGCTGTTGTTGGAGCAGGGGTTGGATTAGGGGTTGGAGTAGTAGTAGGAGCCGTAGTTGGGGCTGGGGTTACAGGAGCTGAAGTTGGAGCTGTTGTTGGTGCTGTAGTTGGAGCAGTACTAGGAGCTGTAGTTGGAGCAGTTGTTGGAGCTGGAGTTGTGTAGCAAGCAACATTATTACAATTATTTACTGAAGAACCCACTGTATCATCGTAAGCTTGAGCAATTACCTCATTTTGAATTGTATAACAATATGTTGTACCTCCAGATATAACAACAGTTCCTGTACTGTAGTAATTAGTTCCACCATAAACAATATAATTTGTATTATTATCACATCTAGTAGCATTATAATAATATACTGGAGTAGGAGCCGTTGTAGGTGCCGTAGTTGGAGCCGTACTTGGAGCTGTAGTTGGAGCAGTTGTTGGAGCCGTTGTAGGTGCCGTAGTTGGAGCTGTTGTAGGTGCAGTTGTTGGAGCTGTTGTTGGAGATGGAGTTGGGTCTGTACAATTATATGATGTTGTTTTCTGGAAGCTACTATCATATGTTGGAGGAGCTGGGTATTGGGTTACTGAGTTACCATTATATATATAATTTACTCCTGGTTCTGCTGGTAGTACATATCTTTGATTTATTCCATCAGGTGGGATTGTAGTAAATTTATATAATACATCTACACATGAAGATACTTCATAGTAAGTTGTTAATGGAATTGGAGCTGATGTTGGAGCAGTTGTTGGAGCTGTACTAGGAGCAGTTGTAGGGGCAGTTGTTGGAGCAGTGCTAGGAGCTGTAGTTGGTGGAGAACAAGCACTATAAATATCTATAAATCCTGAATTGTCTATTGTAAAGTAATCACCTGATGAATTATTAGCAACTGCTTTAAAATAAGTTCCGGCACCAGCATACAATGTTTGGAGAGTATTAGTAGTATATAAAGCTTTACCATCAGTATAAGCATCATATATTGAAGTATATCCAGTAGAATTTACAAATACTGTAATTTCTGTACCTGTACCAGCACATGCATCAAAAGATGTACCCCATCCTTGTAATGGATTAGTTCCTGAATCTAATCTAGCCCACATGGTTAATGCACTAGAAGGAGGTAAGACTGGAGCAGATGTTGGAGCCGTTGTAGGTGCCGTAGTTGGAGCTGTTGTAGGTGCAGTTGTTGGAGCTGTTGTTGGAGCTTCAGTTGGAGCTGGAGTAGGTTCTGTTGTTGGAGCAGTTGTTGGAGCCGTAGTAGGAGCTGTTGTAGGTGCTGTACTAGGAGCGGTTGTTGGAGCCGTAGTAGGAGCTGTTGTAGGAGCCGTACTAGGAGCAGGTGTTACAGGAGATGGAGTAGGAACCGTTGTAGGTGCCGTAGTAGGAGCCGTTGTAGGTGCCGTAGTTGGAGCTGTTGTAGGAGCAGGTGTTGGGTTAGGAGTTGGGGTAGTAGTAGGCGCTGTTGAAGGTGCCGTAGTTGGAGCGGTTGTTGGAGCAGGTGTTGGGTTAGGGGTTGGAGTTGTTGTTGGAGCCGTAGTTGGAGCAGGTGTTGGGTTAGGGGTTGGAGTTGTTGTTGGAGCCGTAGTTGGAGCAGGTGTTGGGTTAGGGGTTGGAGTTGTTGTTGGAGCCGTAGTAGGTGCCGTTGTAGGAGCTGTTGTTGGAGCTGTTGTTGGAGCAGGAGTTGGATTATCACAACCTGTAAAACTTCCAACATTGTAACTTGTTTTACAAACTGCACTACCTGTGTATAATGATGTTATTGAAATTGAAGTAACAATATCACTTGATGATACACTATTATTGTAAGGAACAAACCAAGAGGTTTGGTAACCACTATTAATAAAACTACTAGTATAAGATGAACTTACACTATAATTTACTGTAAGAGATAAATCAGATGCTGTTATATTATAAATTACAGGTGATCCACTTCCTGATTTATATATATTTGTTGTTAAATAAACATCAGTACCAAAAGAACGTAAATACCCATTACTTCGAGAGTATATATTAAATCCATATAATGAACTTGAAGGATTTGATCCAGATACAAAACATACTTCTTCTATATCTATTTGAACTGAAGATGTTGGAGTATATGCAAATGAAGGTTTTGCTGATATTGGCAACCATGGTCGATAAAAATAAGATGAAGAAGCTTCATTTATACTAGCAGTTGTAAAATTAGAATCATATAAATAAAAATAATTATCACATGAACCAGTACCAGTCATACTTCCTGATATAAATCCTTTTCTAGAAACTAATTGATGTAAATCAACAGAGTTAAGATAAGAACTTGACATTATATGATCTGGGTGAAGTAACCCTATATTGCTATAATTAACAATATTATCATAATCTGTGTTTAATTCATCATCATTATTGCTTACTAAATACCAATTACTTGAATAATCTTTATAATCAGTAACTAATGAATAAGAACTACTTGCTTGATCAGTAACAGTTGTACTACTTGATAAAGGCATAGAGTAAATATTTTGTATTATTCCTCCATTAGTTTTAATAAAAACTCTATATGCTGATGAACTTGGAATTTCAGATCCTGAAACTGAATAATATCCGTCTAAGGTACCAAAATAACCATAACTATCATAATACAATCTTTTTCCTATACTTAAATCAATGCTACTAGTGTTATCATAATATACATTAACTGCAGTTGGAACATCTTCAATTTTTAATTCATGAGTAAAAAACGCGTTTAATGAAGATGATACATTAATAGAACCAGTTGTAGCTATTCCTATTATAGGAAGAGATCCAGTTATTTGAACTGGTCGTTCAGAACCTGTTGGGAATATTGGAGTATATTGTGGTCCTGATGATGATACAAATGGAATTAATGATGATGTTAAATAAGCAAATGAAGAAGAATTAGCATCTGCTAAGCTAGTATAACTAATAGATGAACTAGCTTTAACATACATTGTTTTTGTTTCAATTTTAGTTTGTAGTCCTCCTTTAGGATATATATTAACTATATTATCTTGATATTCACTATAAAATAAAGGTACTGAAGCTGTATATTCTATAGGCTCACCAGATGCATATGGTAATAGGTGGAGTCTATCAATTTCAACTACTGTTGTTGGATTTAAAACATCTAATGAATCTTCATATGCTGTTACTATATTAGGAGTTTCTGAAATTAAAGTATAATTAGAATAAGATAGTTCTTTTGATGTAACAACTCCACCAGATTGTTGATAAAAATATACACCATCACAATAGTATCCATCATTTGTTTGAGTATATATTGGAGGATCGAATATATCAATTGGAAAATACCATTGTATACCATTAGTAAGATCAAGAAATCTATCTTTAAATTTTAAAGAATCTCCGATTTCAATATATGGATTTGTATTATAATGAAAAATAAAATTTTTACACTGCTCGGTAATCCATTTTTCAATTTTTTCAGTTAATTGAATTATCACAATAATAGCTATTATGATCAATATTACTATAAGAACAACTGTAGCAGCTGATAATCCAAAAATGGTTGCTGCTGATGATGCTGAAGTACCTGAAGTTGTAGCTAATTTAGCCCCTGTAGATACAGCAGAAGAAGCAGCAGAAGTAGTTTGGCTCATAGCTGAGCTTAAAAATCCACCATTAATAGCAGTAGAACCAGGACCTGCTGTTATTATATTAGCATAAGTAATAGCTGTAGATGACATTGAATTTGCTATTTGTCCTAAAGCATTATATAAGACTAATGTATTTTGAGCAGCACCAACTGCTGATACTGTACTATATATTATAGGGATTGTTGTTGAACTTGCAGCAGCACCTGCTGAAGATACCCCGGCAACTGTAAGAGTAGAAGTTAAACTAGCAATAATATCAGCCACAGCAGCTGTTACAACTGGAGAAGAAATTGATGCCGCAGCTGCTGCTCCCGCAGTAGTAGAAATAGATGCTATAGCAGTGGAGGTTAATGCTTTAGCTAATAATACTCCAGCATAAGCTGTAGCTCCTAAAGCTATACCTGCGGCAATTAAGTTAGATGCTTCAAAATTATTACTAAAAGCAAAATCCGAAGCAAAACCTTTTTTATACCCAGATGCTAATCTAAGCATATTATGACGTCTACCAGTAAGAGCATGAAATTTATTATTACTAAATACCCATTTAGCAAAAAAGTTATCATTAGAAGCTTCTTTAACAGAACTATGATATCCAGTAATATACTGATATAATGTAGGTTTAGTATATGTTGATTTATTTAACCAACTTTTAACTTTTCCAATATCAGTCATTAATGGGTTTACACATGCTGAAACAGTAGTAGCACCTTCATAATCAGCAGGGCCCTCTTCTTTTACTTGTACTACAGGATCAATTCCCCAAAAATCATTCCATCCGCTATGTGTTATGTAATAATAAGTTTTAACACCAAATGTTCTATCATACGGACCTCCTACTTTAACAACATTATTATTACCTGAAATTAAATAGTAGTATGGATATGCTGGATGGCTAAAATCAGGTAAAGCCCATAATTTATGATTTAATGGGAAAGGATCATTATTTCCGGATCCTATTTGTATTCTTGAATATAATTTAGTAGTTAACTTAGAAGAATTAGCAGCATCATATGGAGAATATACATGAACACCTGCTGAATATTCATATAATGGAGTTATACAATCATATTGAATATCAAATGAAACTGATGCTGGGGAAGATACTCCTACAGCAGTTATAATATTTAATTTTTTTGTTGTTATTTTTGAATTAGAATTCACAATAACATATATTGTTTTAGGAACCCCAGGTTGTAAAGAAATTTCATATCCGTTAGGTGCACCTAATATACATGGATAGAATACATCATCTAAATTTTGACCTATTGATATTGAAGAATTATTAGATGTAGAAAAAGTTACAGCACCATATTTAATATTACTCCCAGTAAGGGTTATTTGAAATTTAACATACCCATAAGTAGCAGCTCCTGAAGTAACTACTATTTCTTTTTTCTTATTATTATATCTATTAGTTCCATCAGATGATTTAGCATTAGCAAAACTAAAATCTGAACTTGAATAAGAAATACTTGTAGAATAACTTAATGGCATTTTTTTATATTTTTATTAACAATTAACTGGAGCTTTTTCTGTCATTGATGAATCACAAACTTTAGCATATTCTGATGGAGCACCATTATTTAATATAAATATAGTAGATCCAAGTGGTGCATATTGTTGTTTATAAAATCCATTATCTACTTGATTTGTTAATTCTGGATTTTTATACCATATTGCAATTCTTGATGGATCATTACCTGCAGCAGCTAATGCTGAGGTGCTAAAGAATACATTTGTTGGAGTTCTACAAGCATCACAGAACCATAATAATTCTTCATCAGTTAATGTATTAGTTAAAGATAAAGCAAAACAGAATGGAATTGCAGTAACTGATGTATCTTTAAATATACCATATATATAATCATTACCTTCAACAGTATGAGTATAATTAGTATTTTCCGTGATAACTGGGCCTGTTAAAGTAGATGGGTAATATGACCATCCTAAGAAACTAGTATCTGTTCCCGCATCTGGTATTCCGGAAACACTTATTGTAGCACCTTTAGAACTTTGAACTTGAAAAGCATCTCTATAATAAGTAGCACCTTGTAATATCTCACCTGATGCATTAGATGTTAAATATGATGGTATAAATGTTACATTAAGAGGACCACAATCAAGTTGTTGATATCTATATATATTTCCAGTTGAATCTCTAACCCATGGATTTATAATTCCTGATAATCCGCTAAATGAATAACTACTACCTGGAGCTTCAAAATATGTAAATCCACCATCAGCACTAAATTCATATGGAGGTACTCCGTTTGATGCTGTTACAGACATGGTTCCTGCATTACAATCAAGTGTTAAACTTGGAATTGTAAATGGAGGAATTACTGGAGCTTCAGTTGGAGCTGATGTTGGTGCTGTAGTTGGAGCAGTTGTTGGAGCTGTTGTTGGGGCTGTAGTTGGAGCAGTTGTTGGAGCTGTACTAGGGGCTGTTGTTGGAGCTGTACTTGGAGCCGTTGTAGGAGCCGTTGTAGGAGCCGTAGTTGGGGCTTCAGTTGGGGTTGGAGTAGGTTCTGTGGTTGGAGCTGTAGTTGGAGCCGTAGTTGGAGCTTCAGTTGGGGTTGGAGTAGGTTCTGTGGTTGGAGCCGTAGTTGGAGCCGTTGTCGGAGCTGTAGTAGGGGCTTCGGTTGGAGGAGTTGGTGGTGAACCAGGAGCAGCAGTCGGAGCTGTAGTTGGAGCTGTTGTCGGAGCCGTTGTAGGTGCCGTAGTTGGAGCTTCAGTTGGGGCCGTTGTAGGTGATGTTGTTGGAGACGTTGTTGGAGCTGGTGTAGGAGTTGAAGTTGGAGCTGTTGTTGGAGCAGGTGTAGGTTCTGTAGTTGGTGCTGTAGTCGGAGCAGTTGTAGGTGCTGTTGTTACTGGAGATGAAGTAGGAGCAGTAGTTGGTGATGTTGTTGGAGCCGTTGTAGGTGCCATAGTAGGAGCAGTACTAGGAGCTGTTGTAGGTGCTGTAGTTGGAGCCGTACTTGGAGCTGGAGTTACTGGGGATGAAGTAGGAGCTGTAGTTGGAGCATTGGTTGGAGCAGTACTAGGAGCAAATGTTGGAGCTTCACTTGGAGCCGTTGTCGGAGCTTCAGTTGGAGATGGCGTAGGTACTGTTGTAGGTGCTGTACTAGGAGCAAATGTTGGGGCCCCACTTGGAGCCGTTGTTGGAGCCAAACTAGGAGCTGTAGTCGGAGCTGTTGTTGGAGCAGTACTAGGAGCAGATGTTGGAGCCCCACTTGGAGCCGTTGTCGGAGCCAAACTAGGAGCTGTTGTAGGTGCTGTTGAAGGTGCAGTTGTAGGAGCTGCACTAGGAGCTGTTGTTGGAGCTGTAGTAGGGGCAGTACTAGGCGCCGTAGTTGGAGCCGTAGTTGGAGGAGTTGTTGGTGATGTTGTTGGAGGAGTTGTAGGTGATGTTGTAGGTGATGTTGTTGGAGATGGAGTTGGAGATGGAATTGGGTACGGAGTTCTATAAGTTTCATAGCATTCCGGTTTAACATTAATTACATCTATAAATTGAACAGTATCACTTGTGTATATAGTATACCCATTTCCTTCATTATATAAATCATCATAAATTATGTTTATAGCAGGGGACACTAAATCTGATTTTAATGCCTCGTAGGTTCCTGTCGGATCAATATAGTATATATTGAAGGGACCTGTTGGCGAAATCGGATCAAGTGTTACTGTAAATCTTTTCATTTATATATTAATAGCATCCATCAGGACAGTTATTTAAAGTACCATTAATTGGAACATATCCAACTATATTATTTGATGATGCTCCGTTTGGATAATAACAATTTCCAACAGCAGACAAAACTGTATCACCACTATCTAAAATTCCACCACCATCCCAATAGTATATAGTAGTACCACCACCGTCACATCTATTTAATAATTGATATTCTGGAGCAACTGGAGATGGAGTTGGGACAGTTGTTGGAGCTGTTGTAGGTGCCGTTGTAGGAGCAGTCGTAGGCGCTGTTGTAGGTGCAGTAGTAGGTGCTGTTGTAGGCGCCGTTGTTGGAGGAGGAGTTGATCCTGGGGCCGCAGTTGGGGCCGTTGTAGGTGAAGTAGTTGGTGAAGTTGTTGGGGCAGATGTTGGTCCTGGAGTTGGCGATGTCGTTGGAGCTGGAGTTACAGTAGTTTCTGTTACTGCTACTTTAAATCCGCAGTTATTTCTTATTATTACTTCTAAAGTTCCACTATTACTAGTTAAAGTTTTATTTTCAGTTCCACAAGAAGAATCAATTAATACAGCATCAAAAGTATAATATATAGTATAAATCCCAGGATCAGTAGCATTAAATGTTAATAAACCATTACTATCCACACTACATAAACTAGCATATGGACCGCTAAGTTTATAAGATGTAACATCGACAGTTCCTCCTCTACCATCACTAGCCGCGGTTAAATCTACAGTTTTAGGTGAAAAAGTATCTAAAAATGAAGTTTGAATAAATTGAGCTAATGGAGGAAGAGGAAACATTAACTGATAATCTTGACTTGTGATTATAGCTAATCCTTGAGAATAAAAAATATTACCTATATGAGTATTAAAATTTTTATAGTCTATCAAATTACCTATACCATCATCTTTAACATAATATGCAGATGATGATAATTCAAAAGCATATGGTAAAATTTTCTCACCATATAAGTTTTGATTAATAGATAATACACGAATACCTTCTAAAGCTCCTGTTGGGAAATTTTTAATTAAATTTGGGTTTTCATTATAATCAAAATAAGAACCTGTAGCTCTTATTTGAGAAGCACCATCATAATATAAAGAAGATAACAATGAACTAGTATTAAGAAATTCAACACTAGAAGAATATTGTTGGTAATATAAGTGATTTATTTGAGAGTAGACTAATCTCTCATATTGTCCTTCAGTAATTGGATCTCTTTTAGATGAAAAGGAACCAGTTACGTTGGTTCCTTTATATATCGCTATATTAGGATCGTTTTTAGGATAGGGGCAATATTCAAAAACCCAATTTTTATTGGCTACATATGGAACGGATATTACATCCGATCTTTTTAATCTTTTAAATGAAGCCATTTAAGTATTTTTAATAGTCTAATTTAATTCTAATCAAAGACTCTTTAGTAAAATCTTTAACTAACGGGCGAGATAATTTAGCTACAGCTAATAATTCATTATTGTCATTATACATACCCACAGTTGTAACATAAGTTTGTGGGTTGTTAATTAAAGTATCATATAATAAACTACCACTGTTATTAATAATAGATGGATTAGTTGTGTAATTAAAATCGCTATTTTTAACTCTAGTAAAGAAATAACGGGAAGACACGGTTTCTTCAGATTGAAGTGTAAATGATGATGCTCCACTTCCTGATATTGCATTGTAAAGAGCTACACTTCCGGTCGCTAAATTAATACCACCTTCAGATGATGTTTGAGCTAATGCAGATGAATTTAATAAAATTACTCCTAAATCAGGGAATAATAAACCATAACTACCACTAGCCCCAGCTCTTGAAGAAGTTACTGCTCCAGCACTACCTGAAACTAAACTATAGTAACGGTTTGATCCTATATAATTTGTTATTGAACCACTTGCTATACTATCATCTGTTAAAACTAATGTAGTTAAACCAGCACCTGAACCTGATAATCTTAATGTTAATGAACCAGGTTTAATTGATTCTTTATAGCGTGAACGAGCAATATTAATTACTGTAAAATTAGGAGATGTTTGTGTTCCGAATACAAATGAAGCATTTTCATCATTGTAAATTAAGCTTCTATATTGTCCGTAAACAATACGAGTTGGAGTATTACTTGCCACACTAGTATTAAGTGGAGCAGAACCCGAACCACTTACATGCGCATATTGAACTGCAAATTGTAGTGATGATGTAGCTTGAGTATTATAAACATTTAAATAGTATGAACTAGTAGAAGTACTAGAAGTAAAGAATGTTGTTAAACTAGCGGTATCGTTAGTCCACATTCCTCTTACTACTGTTTCTGAACTTATTACTGAATCATCAGTGGCGTATCTTACGAATGACATATTATGCGTTATTTACTTTAATTATGTTTACCGGAATAGTAATTCTAGCTCCTGAATCTCTACCAGTTACTGTTAAAGTAGTTGATAATTGAGTAGCTGAAGTACCAAATAATGTGTTAATTGTTGTACCAGTTAAGGTAAATGAAGTACCTAGAACAGATTTACTTAATACGGCTCCAGTAGTAGCATTTGCATCTGTTGGAGTTGTTGTATTATTAATTCCAGTACCATTAAATGAAGATAATAATCTAATATCAGCAATTGTTGCAGTATAACCATTAGCTTCAAATGTTGAAGTAGCTCCTAAATAATTTAATGTTTGAGGAGTAATAGTTAAAGTAGCACCTTGACGTAATGATATAATATTATAACCTAAAGAAATTACAGGTAATTTTGAAGTACCACGAGGTAAAGTTACTAATTTGTATCTCATGATTTGTGTTTCATCAGGAAACGCTTCAATTACAGGCATTGCTTCAATAGCTTCACCATAAAAAGCAGATCCAGACGGATGAGTTGGATTATACAGAGTATAATCAATTTCATCATCAGCTAATGAAAATTGGGTAATTTGAAAAGAACCGTCATTTCGTGCTAATAATTCACGACCTTTAGTGGTTAATACAGCATCTACGGTTACTGTTGTATTATTTAAAATTGCCATAATTCTTTGTTATTTTCGTATAAATATATATATTTTATAAATTTTTTAATTAAAAGCTACCTAAATCAGGAGTATTAAAGTCAACTAATTTTTGTTTTACTTCTTTAGTTATACTATCTATATTAGCTAATACATCAGGATGTAAATTATTTGGTATGATAAATCCTAAAGATGTTGGTTGATCTACAGTTTTATTAAACTGTAATACTATATTAGTTTCATCATTTATTTTACTTAAATATAAAAATTTAGTTATATCAGCATCAACAAATGTTGGTTTTTTTAAATAACTAGGTAATTCATTAGATAAATCTAAATTTAATTTTCCATTACCATCAAAATAAACATTTGATACTGATGATTCAAAATAACCATTAGGATAATATACAGCTACATAATCTCCAATTTTAGGGGAAAATGTATTTTCAACATTACCATACGTATTATATAAAGTATTAGTAACAGTTGTTCCAGATACAACAACAGTAGGTAAAAATAAATAATCTTTAAAGTAACTTAATGAACTATTCAATACTAAACTATTTAAATAAGAACCAGATATAAACGGTTTAGTACCAGCATCATCAGTAGCTAATGGATTAGTTCCTATTTGATTTTCTTGAAGTGTATTATATAATACACCTACTTTAGTATTTGGATCATAGCCTAGTACAGAAGCTGTAAAATTGGTAGTATTAAAACCTCCACTACCTGTTATTAATTCAAACCCAATTTTATCATTTATTGTAAATTGAGTAAAATCAGTATTTACATTGAAATATAAAGTATTAGTTAATCTAGAACTAGGTAATGTATATAAACTTCTATTAAAAGGACCTGAAACTGAAGGTAGTACATATATATCATCACATGTACTATATGTTTCAGATATACCACTATAATAACCATCAACTACCCAATATTCAGCAGATGTAACAAAATTACAACCTGAATATCCACCATAATTAATAACAGCAGGACCTGCTTGAATACTTCTAAGAGTAGTTCCTGAAGATAATGTTTCTACTAAATCTCCAGAATCATTATATACTTTTGTAGCTTGAGGTAAAGTATAGTAATTTCCTGTTTTTCTAGCATATTCCCAATCAGTTCTGCGAGTTGAAGTAAAACCTGAAGCAACAGCTAATGATTGGGAAGCCAATGTTGCACCACCAACTTTTTTAATATTAAATTGAAATGAACCTGAAAGATTAACAGATGGAAATTCTACTTGTATTGCAAAATTAGCTACAAATCTTTGATTACTTGTTTCTTGAATACTATAAGTTGAAAATGTATTAGGTGAAGGTTGTGAATAATACTCATTACCATCAGCATACGTAGGATCAGCATTATCAAGATTTTTTCTAAATAAATTATAAATTTTTCCGTCGCTAATAGGATATTTATTACTACTACTTCCGCTTATAAATCCTCCTGAATTGGTTATTCTAAATACTTTAGATAATGTATTTCCTACATAATCAAAATATAACGAATTATCAGATGAGGCATAATATAATGTCGGAGTATAAGAATAACCACTATCATAAATAGCTTTATTACCATCAACTCCTTTTTGATCGCCATATTTTTGACTATCAAATTGACCAACAATTAAATTATTTCCTGCTTTGAAAATATTTTGAACTTCTTCCCAATTTTTATTTTTCTTATTTAATTCCGTTAAACTACCACTTTCATCTATAAGATATTTTAGAAATACATTATTTCTTTTAGGATAGTTAAAAAATAAATTTTCTTGAATTTGAGTAAATAAACCTATTTTTCTTGTGTAGTGGTCAATAACTGCTGTTTTACCAAAAGAATTATCACCGATATATCCTAAAGATGCTGATGTATAATTATTATATGTTAAACTAGATAATTTAGTTCCATCATAACGAGAATTTTGATGACTTCTTAATGATAAATAACTATCTTGTAATTCAGTATCTGAATTTATTTCACTACCACTTGAAAATATTTTACCATTAATATTAGTATATATAGTTTCAACTTTTTTTCTTGGGATTGAAACTACACTTGATGATACATTATTTAAAATAACATTAAAATCACTATGCAAATAGTTATTATATGCTGTAGTATCTGTTTCTAAAGATGTAGTAGGAAATAAGTATGGATTAGGATTTGAATTTTCAAAATAATCATATACATCTATATAAGAACCTGAAATTTCACCTGTATAAAATGAAGATTTGTCACCTTGTAATTTAGAAAAATTATAAGTATTATCGTGTTTTATGGTAGGACCAGCATACTTAGCATCATGTGTTTCTTGCTTAGTTACATCAGGTTGGTATACAGGAACTTTATTTCTTTCTAATACTGGGGATTTAATAGTAATACCTGTTAAAGCATTTGTTCTTGCAGGAACAAAATCTTTTAACATTTTAAATAAACTATTATCAAAATATTTTACTAACTCAACAAATCCTTTATAATCTAAACGTTTTTCACTACCCGAAACAGCAGAACTAGCAGACACAAAATGTAAATTTTGTTCAATTAAAGCAGCATATGATGATGATTCCATTAATGCTGGGTCACCAATATATTGATCTATATTAAATGATGCTGTACCTAAAGCATTAGCTGCTATATTATAAGTAGCTATAGATGAAGATACTCTTGCATTTAATTCATTTTGAGGGCTAAAAGATAAATCAACAAAATGTAAATCTGTAGAAGTTGAAGCCGATGAAGCTGTAGGTTCAAGTTGTAATGATATAAATGGGGATAAAACACTACCTGTAATAGTATTATTTTTAACTGT